CGTGCCTAATATAGGAGGATCATTATGGCTGATAAATTTACTAGTTTTGGAATTGTTGTAGATCGCAAAGGGCGTGAACATAAGATTTATCCTGCCTTGTTAAAAAAGAAGGATGAATTAAGGCATTTAACTCCAAAGTTTGATGATAATTTTATTCTGTTGAATATTATGATGCCACAGCGCAATGATGAAGGCCAAATTGAAACTGATTGGGACGGTCAAATCGAGTGGTCTGACGAGGCCTACGATGCAATGATGGAAGTCCTAATGATGGCATTTGACTATAAATACACTCGTGAGCAAATTGAAGAGTTCGTGGATGTCGCCATGATCCCAAAGATTCTTGATATTTTCTATGATCTGAGTGGTTATAGAAAAAAGTTAGCGGAGGCACAGAGGAAGAAGTAGAGTGGGATGTACTCTATGCCTCGTTAATTCAAAATACAAGTCTAAGGATGAAAGACATCATGGACTTATCCATCCCACAACTTGAAATGCTAATTGATGGTATTTCCAAGAATAATAAGAAGGCGCAAGAGGCAATGGATGGCATTGAAACAGGCAATGCTCAAGACCTTTTGGCTTACTTAGATCAGAACGGTGGGGAATTGTAATCCCCACCATTTTTTTATTTATAGCGAAGAGGTGATGGCATGAGTATTGATAGGCAAGTTAAGGTGAATTTACTACTTGAGGCCTCCCAAGCATTACAAAGCATTGAACGACTAAATAATCTGCTTAAAGAAATCTCTTCGGTCAATATTGGCTCGGTAAACAAGCAACTGCAAGCATTGGGTCAATCTACTTCGAGCTTGGCGAAACCAATGAGCGATATTCAGAAGGCTGCAGCAGAAACAGCAGCTTCGCTCAATAAAATGACCTCACAAGCAGCGCAGTCACAAAGACAACAATTGCAATCCTACAAGCAGCAATTGATTGAAATTAAGAAAGAAGCAGAGCAGATTTGGAAAAACGGTGGCGATATGTCCGGCGTATCCCTGCGTTTTCATGGTGTAACCAGAGAGATTTTAGATATGCGGAAGGCGATGGGTGACTTATCTGTAAGCCTGGAAAAGACTTATTGGGAGAAGTTTATCCGTGGCCTATCAGAAGGAAACCCAATACTGGCACAGGGAAAGCAGCGTATTGCCGAGCTTAAGGCTGAGATGCGTGAATTGAATGAGATTGGCAAGTTGCCAAGTGCGCCAACTGTGACAAGCACAGGCTTTACTGTTCCAAATAGCTTCAGCGGATATAAGCAGCTTTTGCGTGAGCTGCAAACAGAGGCCGAATATTTCCACCAGAAAATGAAGAACGCCAATAGTGAGGCTTCACGGCGTGATGCTGAAAATCAGCTTATTCGGGTTGAACGGCAAATTGAAACAGTAAACGCAGAAGCAGACTCTTTTAATAAGCGCATGAGTGCTTTAAATAAGTCATTCTTTGATATGGACTACATTACCAGTAAGATGAAATCTCACTTAATGTGGATTGGTACGGGTATGTTGCTTAGTGGGGCGTTTGCTATTCCTAGCTCTATGGTTGAGAACATTAAGAACATTGAGCAAGGCATGGCAGGTATGAGGCAGACGATGCATCATTCCCTAGATACGCAGGAGAAGCTCAATAAGGCAACACATGAGTTTATCGGCATTGCTGCTCAGTACGGTGAAAAGATCGAGGATATCATTGAGGCCGGTAAGCTGTGGTCACGAGCCTATAAGGATATGGGGATGGTTCAAGCGTTCATGCATACATCTGCTGTACTTGCAGTAGCGGATAATTTCTCGATGGTTGAGGCCAACAGAGCGTTAGAGGCAACAATGGCTCAGTTAGGGTGGCAAGCGAAAAATACTGCAGAGGCATATGCTTATTCTATGCGTATTGCTGACTCGTGGACTTGGGTAGCTCACAACGCCCAGGTATCCGCTAACGATCTTGCAATGGCAAATGAGCGATCTGCTGCATCGGCTCGTATGGTTGGCGTAGAATTTGACGCTCTACAGGGGTTGATTGCTGCAGGTGTAAAGAACACTGGTAGATCGGGCGCAGAGATCGGCAATATGCTGAAAACCGTATTCGGTTCTATTCACACTGATAAGGCCATTGAGGAAATTGAAGCCCTCGGTGTTTCCATGTATCAGGTTGGCGAGAACGGTCAAAAAGAGTTCCGCAAGGTGCAGGATGTGCTGCTTGACTTGGCGCAAGCAACCAGAGACACCGACAAGAACATTGAGGAAGTTATGAAGGCAGCAGCAGGTGGTAAATTCCAATGGTCTAAATTTGCAGCAGCCATGAACTATCGTGACATTATTGATGCAATGTCGCTATCGGTTAACTCTGCAGGTGAGGCATCCAAGCAGGCAGCAATGCAGCTTGACACTATTGCTCGTAAGGCAGAGGCAGTGAAGTCTAACTTGCAACAGGCAATTATGAGTACTGGTGATGCTGGCCTAACCTCTATTATTAAAGGTACATTGGATTTGATCAACCGTTTCCTTGAGGGATTGCAAAACATTCCAAGAGGTGCTGTTTATGCAGCCGGGGCGTTTGGTGCAATTACGACAGCAGCTTATGTGCTACGCAGTATCCTTTCCAGTATGAATACGGCGGTTGTCACTTGGAATGCTGCTCAAACTGCAATGACGGCTAGAGCAGGTGTTGCAAGTGGGGCTTTGATGGCAGAGGCCGGAGCAGCTAATGTTGCAACTGCATCCATGACACGACTTGGTATTGCAACCACTGTTGCAACTGCCGGGTTAAATATACTGGTTGGTATGCTCGTTACGCTTGGAGCATCTATGGCAGGGTACGCTATGTTTAGCGACAATGCCAATGCCATTATGGAGGAAACCATTGAAAAGAATAATAAGCTAATTGGGGCTAAGACGGAGGAAATTGAGATCACCAAGAAGCAAGGCGAATTCCTTGAAACATTGGAGAGCAATTACTTTAGGCTTCAAGACGCTCTTGTTCAGTATCAGGGTAATGCCGAAAAGACAAAGGCCATCGAAACCGATATGCAAGCAACCAAGAAGGCTTTGATGGAAACGATTGATAATGAGGGTAAAACTATCATCGAAAATGAGGGCATTACTAGAGAATCCTTCCAAAGAGTTCGTGATGCTCATGCTCAAAAGGTTTCTTCAATGACTCAAGACCTTCAGCAGATGAAGACTGCACAAGTCCAATACCTTGAAGATCAAGCAAAGATTATTGATGCGAGGATCGAGGACTATTGGCGTGAGGCTAATCAATTCAATGATAGCATCATGGCACGAATTAGAGGGCTTGGCCTACTGAAGACCGCAGAGCTTAAATACCATGAATGGAGAGCAGGGGCAAACAAGCAGGATGCAGCATATTGGACAGCAATGGCTGACATGGAGGAAAATCCAGATGTTAAGGCCAGATTTATGGCAGAAGCCAGAAAGTCTGAAAGTGCTGCTGAATACCACCGTAAGGCAGGAGAGGATCTTTATGCCGAACCTCTCCGTGAGCTGCAAGAACAGAAATATAAGATCGAGAAAGAACTTATGGCTCTTAAGCATGGTGGCAACTATAGCTTTACTCCTTCCAATGTATATGGTGGAAGTACCGTTCCAGAAAAGGAAGACAAAAGCAAAGATAAGAATGCTGCTAGTTATGGTCATCAGCCAAACTGGGATCAAGCGAGAGAACGGCAGAAGTGGAAACAACAAGAGGCCGAGCTATTTACCAAGTTAGAGCAACAGGCTGACAAGTATTCCGCTACTCTTGACACCCTTCGTACAAACGAAGAGCTTTATGGTCAAACTGCCGAAAATAGCACAAAGAGATTGGAGGCCTATAAGACACGGAAAGATCAGTTAAGTGAAGACCTTAAGGAGATATCGGCATTAAAGGCTGACTTTGAGGCAAAGCTCCTTGAGAAGTTTGATTCTGATGCTGATTGGGTGTCAAAGATGGCTGATCTGGGCAAAACATGGAATGAAATGACCAAGCAGCAGCGGATCGATGCCATTGCCCTTCACAAGGACTATAAGGAGAACCGGGAGGATATAGAAGTCCTACTGCAGCTAATCGAGAAGTTAAAACGCAAGGAGTCTGATATTAGCAAAGAGGGCGTGAAGGTTGATAACGATATCCGGCAAGTAACTATTGGCAAATCTCAAAACAAAGAGGAGATTTACAATAATAAAATCCGTGATATTGAAAGCAAGGCACGAAACGAAGTGGATCGGCTCAATCCTTATAGCCCCATGTATAGTGTTCAGACAGATATGATTAACCTCAAGGCTGCAGAGGATAGATTGCAAGCTATCAGGGATCGCATTAAGGAAGTTACCGCTGAAATGGAGGAATCCAAGAGGACTGGCAATCAGTTAAGCTTTGAGAGGGCAAGCAAGGAGTTCGACTCTTTGGGTAGGGAAGCCTCACAGGCCAAAAGCGAAATCCAAGGATTGAAAGACAAGCTGAATTCTGTTAAGCAGGGGCTTGCTGATACATTCTTGGATATGGCTCAAAATGGCAATAGCTTTAAAGAAGTCTGGAAGAAGCTGTGGAATGATCTAGCTAAAGATGCTCTTTATGCACTGCTGAAGATTAAAAATAATTCCCCAAGCATCCTTACTCAAGTGCTTGGGCTATTTGGCAGTGGGGGAAAAACTGGTACGAGCAAGCCAGCTACTCAACACAATGGTGGTGATGTAACATTCCCCAAGATGCATAGCGGTGGCGATGTAATTGGTCATAGTATTGTTCCTAATTTGCGGTCTGACGAGGTTGTTAGGACGCTGCAGGTTGGTGAAGAGGTTAATAGTATACAGCAAAGGAGATCGAATGAAATCCTTGGTGCTGTCGCAATGAAGGCCTTGGATGTTAACAATTCAAGACCGAACAACATTGTTATTCAAGCCGTTGACTCTCGATCCTTTGTGGAGTACTTGGATAATCATGGCGCAGCATTAGTATCTATTCTTCGCAAACAAAATGCGTTGGGAAATAGGTAAAATTTTTAAAAATAGTGCATAGACTCCCTAAGAATATATATATGAGGGGTTTTAATTAACCCCTCTATATTTATGTGTGGTGATTATATGGATTGGGCAAAATACATTGGCATACCTTGGAAGTTTAATGGATCGGATTATGATGGTTGTGATTGCCTTGGTCTACTACGAATTGTTGCAAGAGAGCAAGGGTGGCAAGAACAATTTGATGATGGCAAGCCAATCGAGAAGGATTGGTTTAAGAAAGAGCCATTAAGACTACTAAGATACCTGTATCGCCACTTTGACAAGATCGATGAAGTCGATCAGTTGAGGGAGGGCGATATTATTTATTTTCGGATTAATGGCGAGGGGCATACCGGGATTTGGATCGGGTACGGCAAGTTCATAGAGCAATTCCCGGTTCAACACCCTATGCTGAAGTCTAGTACGCACATACAGCGTTTCAGCAAAATTAAAAACCACTTCATATGTGGCTTTAGAAGGAGGGATGGTTGATGGCTAATGAGATTCAAGAACTGACGATTAAGCCAAGAGGCGAAAGACGCTTAAAGCCCCGATGGGTTAATAAATCGGTTGAGTTTGAAACAGGCAAGATTCAAGTGCATGGCATCTCTACCGCACCGACCTACTTCTGGGAGCTTAAGTTTACCGGGACGATGGATGTTGGCAATGCGCTTGAGGACTTCTTTAATGAGCATTGTGGTTCTCGCAAGGCATTCTATTGGACTGATGGCAAGGGAGTAAGGAGAACAGTTCGGTTCGCCCAGGATGAGTTAGACATGACTGAGAAGTGGGGGTTCACTGAAAACGGATATGAGCCTGTCGCCTTTGATTGCACGGTCATGCTGCGAGAGGTGAGTTAATGAGTAGAATACTTCCTATAAAATTTCAGGAGGCCAAGGAGGCCTCCGAAAACTTTTTTATAGAGCTTTATCGCATCAATCTCAAGTCTGGTATGTTAAGGTTCGCTGCCTGTGATCAAGATATTACCTTTGCCGGGGAGAAGTACTTGGCTGTTCCAATTGAGAGGACTGACTACACTCAAACAGTTGATCCGAAGGTTGATAATTTGGAATTGAGGATAGGCAATGTCGATCAGGGCATTACGCAAGCTGTCTTTGGTGGGCTAGACTTCAGAGGGCGAGAATGCGAGCTTATCCGAATTATGTATCCTGACTCTGTAGTTCAAGATGGTGATACGCCAGAAGATATTGAGGTGAAAAATGGGCTATATTTGCCTGTGTTCTGTGGCGTACTAGATTCACCATATATGAACAATACGGAGTTTAAGGTTAGTGTTCTTGCTAAAGCACCAACGCAGGATGCGCCCAATAGAAAGTGCCAGTTAAGCTGCAATGCTGTTTTTGCTGATCCAGATGAATGTGGTGTTAGCAAGATTGTTCGTAGTGGCACAGTTGGCGAGGGATCAACGCAAAGTCACATCGTAGACAGTGGTCGCACTGAAGAAAGTGGCTTTTGGCAGGACGGAATCGTTACTCTTGGCTTTGAGAGTAGAAGAGTCAATCGATATGAAAACGGCATAGTGTATCTTGAATATCCATTTGTCGGGGTTGTTTCTGGCAGCTACCTTATCGAGCAGGGGTGCGATAAGACATTCAAGACCTGCAAAGAAAGGTTTAATAACGGGCGAAACTTTAGCGGATTTCCAAGCATTCCGTTTGAGATCGTAATTAAGTCGTAAAGGAGGTGAGGTCTTGGGCAAGAGTCGTGGCAAGAAGATATTAAGCGTAGTCGGTTTTGCATTCGGTATGGCAAACCCGGCTATGTTTGGTGTTGGTGCTACAGCATGGTCTACTGGCGCACTAATGGCAGGTCTATATGGTGCGAGCCTTGGTGGCACTCTGTGGAGTGTAATGCATCCACCAAAGACAGAACAGGATTACAGTCGCTTTGATACAGTGATGAACACAATCAGTACAGAGGCGACGATCACTGTGATTTATGGCATTCGCAAATGGGGTGGCAATCAATCTTGGCACAAAACCGAGGATGATAATAAGCGAGTCATTAAGGATATTATTATTTGCGAAGGCGAAATAGACAGTATCTACGATCTGAGGGCTAATGATGTAAAGATCGGTGGATTGGACAGCAGGGCAACGCTTGAGAACAATGTTGTTCGACACATCATAAAGGACTACTCTATGGCGCAAGATTACCTTGATGCCATCATGGATGAGCAATCAGATAACCATGTTAATAATTGCTCCTATGTTTTTCATAATGGCGCACCAAACCAAGACCCTCCTAGTAACTGGGAAACAGTCGGTGGCTACAAGAATTGTGCTTGGTTGAGAGCCACATTGAACCTGTCTGAGAAGCTACAGGGCGGTAACCCCAATATTACCATGCTTGTTAAAGGTAAGAAGGTTTGGGTTTATCGAAAAAACAGCTCAACAGGCAAGTATGAGTGGTTCTATGAATGGTCAGACAATCCAATTTGGTGTACAAGGGACTTTATGATCAGTGGGCGGTATGGCCTCGGACGGTTTATCGATGGGGATATGTTTGATTTGGATGAGCTTGTGGAGGCTGCTGAATATTGTGATCAGAAGGTTACTCGCACTATAACAACGCTATTGAGCAGCGTTTCTCAGATTGATCGCCACATTGCAGAGGCGCAAGAAGCTCTCGCCGAAAACCCTAATGATAGTGATTTAATCAATAAGATTATTGCTATGCAAAATGCAAGGCAGCAATACATCAATGGTCAAATTGATTCAGCACAAGTTGTTGTTACCGAAAAGCGATTCACCTTAAATATGATTATTGACCAACAAAGGTCTGCCACAGACATCTTGGGGGAAATCCTCTCGAACTTTGGTGGATATTTGGTTTGGAACAATGATAAGCTCTCGATTCGCATCGAGAAATCAACCATCCCATCGTATAGCTTTTCGGATGACCAAATTGTAAAAGACTCGATGGAGATAACCCAAACGCCATTATCCGAAACTCCGAACAGATATAGAGTTGGATATTTTGATCCCCTCAATAACTGGACTCAAGTTAAGATTCTGATGGAGGACACAGGCGATCAACAAGAGCGCAATAGGATCATTAGCAAGGATGTAACTCTGTCAGGCGTTGTTAGTCAGGGACAAGCATTGAGGTTAAGCAGGTTCTTTAAAGACCTTAATCGTGTATGCTCCTTGGTTGTTAGCTTTTCAACCGCAACATATGCAATGCATCTTGAGTGCGGTGATGTGATTAATATTACTTGGAATGGCATATTTGAGAATAAGCCATTTAGGATTCTTGAGATAGCTGACAATGGTTATGGCCTTTATAAGATTAAGGCAAGAGAATATAATGACTCCATTTACAACGATGATTTGGGAGCAGAAATCTCAAGCCCTAATTACCTGACCGTTCCGAGTCCTTTGACTGATCGAGTGCCGGATGTTACGAACCTTTCTCTTAGTGAGGTTTATTATGTCCAAAAAACTGGGGCTTTAGTGTCGTATGTGCAGGGAACTTGTGATCTACCTGGCTACACATACTTTCGTCATGCGGTTGTCGAATATAGTGATGACGAGATGCAAAATTGGCACTACCTTGGCACAGTAATTGATGGCAGCTTCATTATCCCAAATGTTCAGATCGGCAAAAAATACTACGCTAGGGTTAAGGTTGAAAACACAATAGGCCGTAGATCGTCTGGAGTCATTTCGGCAGGATGCTTGGTCGAGGGCAAGAATCAGCCACCTAGCAATGTAGATGCCTCTAAATTCCAATATCAGCCCGTATCTGGTGGCTTTTTGTTGACATGGGAGGCTGTAAGCGATCCAGACCTAGATGGATACGACATCTATCAAGGCGAGAATGGATCATCTATGGCAAGCTCTGTGAGGATTGCAAACAAGCTCTATAGCACTAGCCTATTTGTTCCAATTACTAAGGCAGGCGTTTATAGTTTCCACATTGTTGCGGTTGATACATCTGGCAATGTGTCGCAGCTCCCGGCCACCATTTTGGCGCAGTTTAATGCTCCACCCAATGTTGAGGGGTTTGATGTAGTCATTAACGGCGATGATCTTGATTTCAGATGGCAACCAATTAGCCAAAGTGGCATTCGCTATGAGATTCGCCGGGGCGAAGCATGGGGCTATGGGGAACTGATCGGAAAAACAGCAAATGCTTTCTACCGAATCCTATTCCCGGCAAGTGGTAACCATGACTTTTGGATTAAGGCTATTGATGCTTACGGCAACTACTCCGAGAGTGCAACCCACGCAACAATAACCACGCAGTCATCGATTAATCGAAACATGATTAAAGGTGTCGATGAGGTTGTTAATGGATGGAATGGCACAAAGATTAACTTCGATGTAGTTGATAACGGCCTCAAGATGGTCAATATGGCTATACGAGGTGAGTATATTGCCGACATCGACCTGCTGAAAACCTATCTAGCACGAAACTGGATTGACACTAGCGTTACTGGCATTAGTGGTCAGGAAATCGCTTGGGATATGGCGACATTCACTTGGGGCAGCGCAGAGGCCAATTCTCCTTGGAAGAGTACGGCAGACATTGATGGGACAACAATCAAACATCAGATTGCCTATTGGAAGGGCGTAAACGCCGATGTGGTTGAATCGTTCTCTATGAATGATTCTCTAACTGGTACTAAAGGGATCGCACCATCTCAAAGCCTTGGGGTGACATACGAAGATGGTAGATTTAAGAATGGCGTAAGGGTTAAGGACACAACAAAAATCTCTTACTCTGTTGCTATTCCATCGACATTTAGCACGATGTTTAATCTGAAGATCGGCGATCTGAAAGACAGTGCGGTATACCTGACACTAGTTGGATCGGGAGGCAAGCTCTGGGTCGGTTACGATACAAAGACAAAGAGATTCTACTTGAAGGACAGTAACAATAAATTCCTAGAGGTTGAATGTACCACTGCCTCTCAGGGCGATTATGTGACTATCGGTATTTGCCAAACACTGACTCAGCGTAGATTCTTTGTAAAGTCATATAGTTCCAATGTAGCTGTAAGTGCCGAGGGAGATTATGCACCCCTTGGGAACTTTACGGCTATTTATTTATATCCATATCAACTTGTTTAATTTTAGGAGGATGATAATTATGAATGAAATGATGAAAGTACATGGTTCAATGATTGCAACTTTGGAGAAGGCAGATGGTTCTGTCGAAGTGATCCGCAAGGATAACCTGATCTTGAATGTTGGCTTTGACTTTATCTGTGATGCGATTGGCAATAGTGGTAGCCGTCCTGCAGTTATGTCCTATATTGCGGTAGGTACGAACAGCACGGCAGCAGCAGCTTCGCAAACTGCCTTGCAAACGGAATTGGCACGAAAAGCAGCTACCTATGCTCATACTGCAGGAACGAAGATTATGACATTCACCACGACCTTCAACCCTGGCGAAGCGACAGGTGCAATTGTTGAAGCAGGTGTTGCCAATGCAGCATCCACTGGCATTTTCCTTGATCGTGTAACCTTCAGCGTCATCAATAAAGGTGCAGACGATACACTGACCGTCACTTTCCAATTTACCTTGTCCTAATCTTAAGGGGGTGGCAGAATGTCCACTGTAACCATAACCAAGAACAGTCCTCCAGACTTGTTTGCAAGTTTTGCATCTGGGTTGGAGCTGATCAAGAGGGATGGCAATTCTGTCACTCCCTCTTCTGTTTCTTCAGTTATTTTACCTAGCGGTAACGGATTGCTACTGCAAGAGTCTGATATCGCAAATCTCGTTACTGATCCAAGCTTTGACTCAGTAAGTCAGTCATATAGCCCCGGTTGGGATACTGCGATCAACGGCAATTTGGGTCTTAATAACTGGTCGCTTTACAACGGTGGTGTCCCTAGTCCTAGCGTGGGCTACCATGCTAATGTTGATCCAACTGGTGGTGTAAATGGTGCGTACTGCCTTGTGTTTCGAGATATTAATAGTCAATATGGTCAAGCACACAGATGGCTAGGCGCAAGCCAAGGCCTTGGCACTCCAAGCTCTCTAGGATGGGCTGTTGGCGATAAAATCACTATTGGTGTTTTATTTAAGGCAGACAACATAGACAAAGCAATTACCATTGGCATTTATCATTACAATAATCCAACATCAGGTAATGCGTTTGCTGATGCGATTGCGACGATCTACCCAACGAAAGTAAACGAATGGGAGTATGCAACATATACATTCACGATTACTAGCGATTGGGGATTGACCAGTGGTTGCTCCTTATATATTTATGGTCATTATTATAGGAATGGCGCAGAAGGTACTGTTTGGGTGGATCGGGCGTTTGTTCAAAAGAATGGATTTCCAATTTTCCCTTCTGGCGAATCCAATGCAGGAAGGGTGGAATATACTCTTGATACGCCACCACAAGACTTCACAGTATACTTTCGGTTTAAGCCTAGCTGCCAATACTATAATGATGGGTTTCTTACTGGTGGATATAATCGGATCATGGCAAGTATGATTGATGCAGATGGTGTTAGGCGAATTGACTATACGGACTATGTTCCGTCACCATCGACATCGCTTACTTACTCAGCACCGTTTTTTGACTTAGAGCCAAACAGCTCTTGGGACAATTTGCAGCACCACTGGCATCACAATTTGGCCTATGTGAAGAATAAATGGCATGATGTTTTCTTCGTGAAGAGTGGTAGCACATTGCGAGTCTATATTAAACTCGATGGCATAGTTCTTAGAGATGCAACATTTACTTACTCCGATAGCTCTCTTATGAGCAGCTTCGTGTTATCCAAAATTCGCCTTGGTTATACGACAAATGGAGTGTGGTGCGGTGCTTTCCGTGATTTAAGCATATTCTCAAAAGCCCTAGCAACAAGGGAGCTTGACGATTATGTGAATAGAATTGGTACTTATATGCAGTGGCTAGAATCGTCTTTCATGTGGACGGATTCAAGCGGTGCAAAGTCTTGGTTAGATGAGTATTTTTCATCTTACTACTTGAATATATTGGAGGATGGCGTTTCCATTACCGATAAGTCCATCAAGAATGCCACGAAAAAGGCATTTGAGAGTTTTGCAACAGCAGACTATGGGGACAAGTTTACCATGACTAAAATCCTCAAGGATTCAGTTAACTTTGCCGAGGCATATATAGACAATATTATGTTTATGCTTCGAGCATATGAAACGATTGCATTCGCAGAAAAGAATCCTAAGACGGTCTTCACTATTCCTAAAGAGGTGTTTAGCGTTACCGATCTTGGCAAAAAGCAGATTTTACTGCCAAAGCATGAGTCATTGGCCTTATCAGAATGGTACGCAAAGACCTCTGCCAAGGTTACCAAAGAGTCTGTATCGTTTGCAGAGCTAGTTCCAAAGCAGATGATCGATATTTTAGCTGATGCTTTCGGTGTGGTTGATAATAAGCAAGAAAAGCAGGTGTCGAAGGTCAACAAGGAGATACTGACTTTTGCCGATCTGCCCAAAAACGCATTCACTATGCCGAAGTTTGAGGTTATTTCAGTGTCCGATACTGGAGGTAGAACGGTAGGGCTGCTAAAGAAAGAGTCCTTTGGTATTGTGGAAACAAAACTGCCCAAGTCAATGACTCGTGTCAACAAGGAATACCTCAATATTGCAGAGCTTTATTCTGACATTATTGGGTATATCTTAAGAGTGTATGAGGCAGTCAGTCTTACTGAAAGGCATCCCAAGTCCGTAAACACGCCCAAATATGATTCATTCGGCATCAGCGAGGTTAAGCAGCCGAAGACAATCGGGGCTGTTCGGTCTGAAGCAGTGAATGTGGCTGACAAAAGTATTAAGACCGCAACTCACATCGAAAAAGAGGCGATTTCTTATGTCGATACGGTCTTGAAGCTGCCTAGCATTCTAAAGAAAGAGAGCCTTGCAACAACTGACAAGGCAATCAAAAGCCCCACCAAGAAGTCACTAGAAACTGTGGCCTTCTCCGAGGTTTATAAGGATACAATCGCATTTAATCGTATATTCAGCGAAACCGTCACTCTTCTCGACAGGCTAGTTAAGAATTATGGCATGAAGAAGTATGAGGCGATTCAGCTAGTTGATGATATTATACGGAATGCCAATGCTGTACTAAGCGACCTAGTGTTTACGGATGCAGCGATCACACTTGATGAGTTTGTGGCACGGACGAGTTCGCCAGAGGGGTATGAGCAGTTTAAGGACTTTATTCCAGGCGATCACAACTATCAAAAAGCCTTGATTCGGACTGTGGTTGAAACCTACGCAACAGGCGGTAGGCCATATCTTAATAAGTGGATGCTCAATGTTGATGTGCCGGATGTGAAGGATTCTGGATCAACATCAATATCTGCAGTGACCACAAAGGTATATTTCAATCGCACATTTATTGAGCCACCAGAAGTGCAAATCACATTGAGAGGTGGCACAAGGGGCTTACCATGCATTATTAATATTACACCAGAATACTTCGAGGTTGAGCTTGTAAATCCAACGACCAATGAGTTAATTGCAGGATCATTATCTTGGAGTGCAACTGGTTACTAAGGGGGTAATATGGATGCAACAATTTACTGATATTCCATCCACAGAGACATTGGTAAATAGTCGCCAGAAATTAATTGATAACGATAAAACGATAATGAGTTGCCATGCAGGAACAACCGCACCGACTACTAACTTGGTAGTCGGTATGTTGTTTCTGAACACTTCTACTTGGCAATTATTTCAGCTTAAATCTCTTACGCCAGATTGGAAGTTGATCTTTGATCTTTCTAAAACGGCGGTAAGCCAAGAGTATGTTGATACAGGCCTCTCTGGTAAGGTTGATAAGACATCTTCGGCTAGGCCGGGTGTAACGAAGCTTTATCGCAAAGACAATGATTCGGCCTACAATGTGCAGGTTGAGTGGGATAATACCTATTGGTATTTGAAAGGGTATAATGGCGACACTTATCATGCAGGTGTTCGAGTTGCGAGAGCTGACTCTGTTGATTGGTCTGGTGTGCAGAATAAGCCATCTACATTTGCTCCTCCTGTTGCAACGGCCTCTGTGCTTGGCGGTGTGAAACAGGGGTCTGGATGCTCCATTGCAGCAGATGGCACTCTCACTATTAACTTCCCGGCAGGATTCAGTTTAAGCAATACGATTACCGTAACAGGCAGCAATCAGGGTGATTCGTATGAATGTGTTACTTGGCAAGTATCCACATCTAACAAGGTAAGTAACAATGTTAGCTGGGGTGGCACGACTGTACCTGCTGAGTTTCAGCCAATTGAAGGTATTGACGGCTCTTGGCCTGCGAGTCAGCAAGTATACTATTGGCAAGTGAGACAATATCGCAGAACTGGCGTTGCCGGTGGTACTTACACCCTGCAAAGTCTACTGCAGGAACTCGTTAGTAAGTCACATACTCACGCTCATCGTGAGAATAGATATTATTGGAACTGCGATTGTACCTGTTCTGATAACTGCCTCGTGAGGGGAGTTAGGGTTTTAATGGCTAATGGCTCATATAAGGCTGCAGAGTTGGTTGAAATTGGCGAGAAGATTATTGGTAGAAACGGAGTAGTCAATACTGTTATTGCTAAGAAGTTCTCCACCCTTGGCGATGACAGGGTTGTTATGACAATGGCTAATAACCGCAAGTTGCGTTTTACCGGAGAACATATGCTGTGGGTTAAACAAGATGACATTGAGGGGTGGGGCACTCACAATATTAATGACTACCTTAAGATCAATAAGGGTTTTGTTGTTGATGGCATTGAGTATTCGTATGATCTGGTAGAGTTTGGGCAGGATATCCCCTTAATCTTGCAGCGTGGTGAATCCTATTTGACGGAGAATGGTTTTGTCATCGACACCGCAGTTGTCGCAAGAGAGTACGGTTCAGATACGGAAACGGTAACACTGGCAGTCGATGGCGATGGCAGTTGCATTGCAGAGGGCTATGTGGTTCAATGTGCGGTCAGAAAAGGTGGTGCTTAATATGCTAAAGATTTGGCATAACCCAGAAAATAACAATCCTATTAATAGCTTATGGGTTGATTTGCAGGGGAGTGTTTTATCAATCACGGTTGGTGAAAGAAAGCTTGACGATGAAACAGGAGAGGCTGTGGGAGAGCCGATAATTGGTTCTCCTAAATCAGTTACACTGAAACCGTACTCCTCATACTTGCTCATTAAGTCAGAAGGCCTTGCCGATAAGGTCAACGGAGTAATCCAGTATACTGATTGCAGATTTGTAGAAGTTCCCAAGCTAACCATGTCAAGTCGGTCAAAATACTTTGAAGCAGAAGGTCTTTTTTTGCATGGAAAAAATCTTGTGCAAATTGACACTGGGATTATTGCAGAGGACTTAAGAGAGATCGCAATTCGTATAAATTGCGCCCCAATCTCTAGCGTTGATATTAGTGCAGATATGCAATATGAGTTAGCTGAGTACGGCAAGAATATTATTCCATTTCCGAGATTGGAGCTTTGGGATAGGTATGCATTAGTACTTGATGGTGTTGAATATATGGCAGACCAAGATGGAAACACAATTGGCAACCCAATCTCCACAGTAAGATTCGATGGTGAATATATTGATATTGGAATCCAGAAATATGAGGCAGACTTTTCGGAGCAGCGCAATGAGGACTATGATAACGAGGAAGTTTTCATTGAGGTCACTTCTGGGTTTGCAAATACCACTAGAGTCAAGCTGATCAACGGAGTAGGATCGTTTAGATGGTATCCATTTGGTTATCGTGGTGAATTCAAAATTAAGCTTGGGCGAAAATTCTATCCCGGTTGGTGCGAATATTCTCTTACAAAGGAGTAATGCATGAAGAAAATTGTTATATATTGTGGCAGTCGATGCAATGCAAGCTGTTCGTATTGCCACAGAAAGATCGATGAGGAAGGTGCAAGCCTTCCTCATTCTGTTCTTGCTTTTATTAAACAGCAAACCAATAATGAGCAAACGATGGTTCGTTTCGTAGGAGGAGAGCCAACGCTTTATTTGCCACAAATAAAAGAAATCGTTTCAGCTAGTGCTGCCGGAACGGATTTCCTCATTTCTACGAATGGCCTCTTGCTGAACAATCAGGAGATTATCAACTATCTTAATAGCAATGGTTTTTTCATTTCTATTAGCTATGATGGACAAAAAGGCGGTAGAGGATATGGCAATATCTTGGTAAATCCAGAGTATATCCCGCAAATCCGCAAAATAGATAGATTGGGCTTTAGCACGACACTAGCAAAAGATAACCTTAACCTCTCTCTCTTGCTTGAGGAGTGGGGCGAAATAGAGAATGTTATAAAAAGACCGATGCGTTTTAGACCTCATCATTGTCATGTCACCAAGCCAGAGGGCGCACCATATAACATGACACTTGACGAAATCAAACACTACACAGGCCAGTGGCAATCGCTAATCGGAGAATTCATGCGCTATTATGCTGAATATGGCTTGGCGAACATGAAGTTACTAAATATGTTCTATTATCTTTACGATAGGGTCAATGGCTATAAGCACTCACAATCAGAAACTAGATGCTTCTCTAAAGGGTGCATCCAAGTAGACTTAAAGGGCAAGCATCATATTTGCCCATACATTAGAACACCAGAAACTTACCTTGGCGAGGTTGGCGAGGATATTGAAGTCTTACTGCAAAGACAAGCAGAGATGATACGCAGCCGAAGACCAAAATGCCTTGGTTGTGACCTATATCCATACTGTGGAACATATTGCTTTGCATCTATCAGACCAGAAACCGAGTGCGAGGTGCAAAAGAGATTGATTGGTTGGTTTATTAATGAGCTTGGCAAGTACGAAGATGGTTATTTTGACAAAGTAAATATGCTTCGGAGGTACTAATGTTTAAAGACTTTTTTGTTTTTCATGGAAGTGTCCATGCTGATGGGCTTTTATCTTGCGATATTTACAATGATAAATATGTAGTTCGGTTTAATAACAAGGAGTTTGTTTTGCTACTAAAAGATCTGAAAGAGGATTCGGTATTCGTATTAATGTACGACAATGCCACAGACGAGCTGATCCCATTCTATAATTGGGATAAGTTACAAGCCCTCACGCAGCTACAGTCGATGGAACTTCTGCAAGCTTTGCAGCAAAATGCTTTTTTTCAGCTTTATTACTATGGTAAACGCCCATTTGTTAAGGTGTTTTTGCCAATTAATCAGCAAACCCTAATGTCCAATACCCATAATTTTAGCCAAAACCTATATTGGCCTACAGATATGATTCACCCACTTGACTACTTGTATATTCCAACATTTGAGATATTAACTGCGGAAGTGAGTGGGGGTATGGTGACAATGGAGATTGATATTGTCCCATCTGTGCATAGAGACAATATGTACTTATCTTACGGTGGTCGAGCGATATCTGTTCAGCCAGGTAGGCAAATAGTCACCCTACCATACGCACCCGGCGAGAGGGTTTATGTGGGTGCAAAAGACAACCGCAAAAAGGGATGCTCATTCGATCTGGAGGGATTACTATGTATACTCAATTGAGGTTATTGATGCCAGAAACGAACTGCAACTTAAGCTGTAAGTATTGCGCTGCAGGGTATTGTGATGCTGCCAAAAAGGAAAGCACTTTAGACTTCAACGAGGAGAAGGTTTTAAGCACTATTGGCGATAAGCAGTTTAGAGCAATATCAATATGGGGTGGAGAACCATTTGCCAATATGGAGAAATTGCAACGGACGGTTAATTTTTGCAAGGCGCATTTTCCAGACAAGCCAACATCTATTCTATCCAATGGATACCTCCTTAATGATCAAATTGTGTCCTTTCTTAATCGCAATGATCTTGCTTTAGCGATATCTCACGATGGCGTTGGTCAGCATTATCGTGGTGCAGACTTCTTGAAAAGTGAGCAATATATAGAGCGACTAAAGAGAGTAAATAACTTTATAGGATTCCACTCGGTTATTCATAATTTCAATTGCGATATTCCGGCTATTGTTGAGTACTTCGACAATGTTAAGGAACGACTGAATAGGGAGTTTATTTGGGCATTTGGAAATTTTAAGATTTACGATCATAGGTTTCTGGAATTTGTTCCTCATGGTGACTCTCTTGAAAAACTAGCGTATTCGTTCAGGTGGGTATTGCAAAGATTTGCGAAGCAGCCAGGATATATTAGCCTCGAAAGGCAGCTATCTGGCATTGCAAAATTGCTTGACTCGAATAAATCTAGGATTGTTTCTTGTGGTGCAGATAACCGCTTGACTGTCAGAATGGATGGGTCACAAGCATATTGCCAAGTCCGTGGCGAACTTGGGATGCTGGATAATCCTGATCTTTCGACTCCAATGATGTGCAGAAGTTGCACATATGTTGGGCTTTGCGCCGGGATTTGCCCCAGTATGAACGATGCATATCGGAAAAAGGTATGTGCCACCTATAAAATTTGGTATCGAGAGGCTATTGCCTTCCTCAATTCATTAAGGAGAGATTCTAATGAAAATCAATAAGCTGACAGCGCAGGTAGTCGATAGGGACTACCTTTTATTTTTCGATGGCAAACCTGTTGGATCGTATGAAATTGCGAAGTTGCCAAACGATACATTGATTGTGTGGGATTCACGCACTTGCACCTTTATAGATGGCAAATCTCTCTTGGAGCTTGCTGAAAAGACGCAGAACTCGCTTAGAACAATTGCGTTAACAATGAGGATGTATCCAATCTTATCAACTATTGGTGGTAAGTGCGTGTTTTACAATATCTCAAATACTCAGCAGGGAGGGGATGCCACAAGATCAAAAACATAGAAAGGTGTTGATAGTATGGGCGAAAAGGAAAATGAGTTAATTGCAGTACAGGCATATCGCATGGACAATCTCGAAAAGAAGGTCACAGAACTATGCGAGAAGATAAGTGATCTTCTTGAGAAACTACCAGAGAAGTATCAAACCAAGGAGATGTGTGCAAGCATGGTTGGTGGATGCAAAGAACGCAATGAGGAGAAGTTTGAAAATCTTCAAAATGAGCTTAGTGATATTAAGGCCAAGTCTGATCGCCTTCTTTGGGGAGGTCTTTGTGGACTGCTTTATATTCTCTGGGACTTGCTAAAACCTGTTCTGACTAAGTAGGTGATCTTATGAAAGTAAAAGCCGAGTGGATTATTGAAGGGGTAGTCACAGCACTACTCCTTCTATTTATTTTCTGGTCAATTGGATACTTTGCGAATGGCCTGTATGGCTACAAATTTCAGCTTGAGAGCTGTTGGGCAGGGCTTACTGCCATTGGATCAGCAGGTGTGCTAGCTGTGCTTAAATGGCTGATCGACTCTATCTGGAATAGTCCTAATGGCTCTATGCCGGGGAAGGGGGAATAGCTTATGGAAGATAAATATATTGGAATGCTCAGTGCAAAATACGAAAGCAATGGTGATCCGGGCTGCGTTGCCAATACTCCCGGCGATGCAGGTGGTAAAAGCGTGGGAGCTTACCAGTTTGCAAATAATGCAGGTGTCATCCGTGCTTTCATTAATTGGCTGAGAGATCAGGGACATAAATTTGGGCATCTGGCAGAATACGATACCGATACTGATGAGTTTGACGATGCCTGGAGGCAGTGTGCCGAGGAGGACTACGACGAATTTTGGCGTGTTCAGCACCAGTATGTTCAAGAGGTTTACTATGATCGAGCTGTAGCTAGATTGGCAGAGATCGGGATCAATGTTGATAATCATAGCTTTGCCCTCAAGAATGTGGTGTGGTCTGCTGCCGTACAATATGGCATTGGTTGGATTAAGGAGCTTTTCAATGAGGCTTGCAGTAACATGGGTTACCCTAATGCATCCTATATCGACCATGTTGCATTCGACGAAGAGCTAATCAGAACCATCTACGAGATCAGAGCAACGGATGGGTGGACTGACGGAAGTCCTTCCTTGCGACCAGGTCTTCGTGCAAGGTTTGAGTCCGAATGCGAGGATGCATTAAAACTATTATCTGAGGAGGCTGCATGATATTGGACAATAAGAAAGTAGCAATTCTATGTGCCATCTGCCTTATCGTTGGTGCTGTGGTAGGTGGGCTTGTTACCTATAAGTGCTTTCCAAGGACTGTGGTGGAATACAAGGCCGATACAGTAAGCACAGTACAAGAGAAGGTTGTGCTTGATACCAACACGGAGGTCAAATATGTTCCAAAGGAGATCGATCCTGACACTGGCGAGAAAGAGAAGACCGATGTGGAGGCGAACATTAATCAGCCGACTGTCAATGTGAAGGTTAATGGTATGGCGCACGACTTTAAGCTTGAGCAGAAGGAGAATCAAAAATTTGAGAACGGCAAGGTTGTTCTTGATCAAAATACGACTTTGAAGTTAGATGTAAAGACCAATGATCCAAAATTAGTGAAGGTAGATGCCTTCTGCGGGGAGGGTTATGGACTTAGCATTAACTACAAGAAGCTTACCGTCGATATTGATTTGACGGACATTAAACACCCCAAGGCCGACAGGATTAAGTATCGGCTTATGGAGTTTTAAGTATCTGGGACTAGGCTAAATGCTTAGTCCCACCTTTTTTGCTTTATTGACTTTTATGCACATTGCTGATAAAATATTAACAGTAGGAATATTAAGAAGTGGCAAGGAGGAGTAAAATGTTGAGCTACAGTCAGTGCTACAATGAGGAATGCGGAGTTACCTGTCGCAGATGCTTGGCCTTTGAAACGAGCCATAGCTTAAAGGCGACAAAAGGCATTAAAACTGCATCTGTAAATAAGGCCAGCAAATCTAAGCTAAAAGAGGTGAACCAATGAAGATTTTAGTATGCGGTGACCGCAAGTGGTCTAACATTGAGAGCATTCGCAAGGCAATTGAAGAGGTTCGTATGCAGTACAGCAATGAACAGAGCTTCACCATTATTCATGGGTGCGCCACTGGCGCAGACACCCTTGCCGGGGAAGTTGGTAAGGAGCTTGGCCTTGAGATTATGGAGTTCCCGGCTAAGTGGCGTGAGTGGGAAGACAAGCCAGAGTACCAAGTGGGAGAAGTAAATGGCAGGAAGTACTGGAAACTTGCCGGGGTAGTGCGAAACACTGAAATGCTTAAGGCGCAACCAGAGGTAGTGCTAGCATTCTACAATGATATCTCCAAATCCAAAGGTACTCTCGATATGATAAAACAGGCCAATAGAGCAGGTGTGGAAGTAAGACTTTACGCAAAATAGGTCTTGTTATTTTATGCCCTGTTTTATGAGCGAAGTACAAATAAATATGCATACGGAGGTTAATAATGGACAGATTTGTTAATATCCATGTTCATACTCACTACTCAAATAATAATATGTATGACTCCACGGCAACTGTTGAAGCTGTCGTAAAAAGAGTCAAGGAGCTAGGCCAAACTGCTTTTGCAATCACTGACCACGGAACAGTGTCCGGCCTAATTGATGGCTATAAAGAGGCCAAGAAGAATGATTTGCATTTTGTCTTTGGCAGCGAGTTTTACTTTGTCCCAGAGGTTGGGATCAAGAACCGGGACAGTTGGCATTTGGTACTGATTGCAAAAGATAATGAGGGATACAAGAACCTGCTTAAGCTCACCACATTAGCTCACCAGAACTTCTACTATAAGCCAAGGGTTGATTGGGATATGCTGAAGGCGCACAGCAAAGGGCTGATTGCAACTTCTGCTTGCCTTGGTGGGGTACTAAATATGAGGAATGAAGGTGCGTGGGATCAGGACGCTAGCACCTATCGGCTTGAGCAGTTCTTAGATATTTTTGGTGGCGACTTCTATATTGAGCTACACACAAACCAAATGAAAGATCAAGTCGCTCACAATATTGCCATGATTGATATGGCTGAAAAGTTTGGTGTTCCGCTTATTGCTTGCGTCGATAGTCACTATGTCAGGGAAGATCAGTACAATGTTCATAAGGCGTGGGTAGGAATTGGCGATAACGATGAAAGAGGGTATTACTCAACAAATGACTACTTCCTTATGTCATCCAAGCAAGTGCATGACAGGCTTATGTACCTTCCTCAAGATTGCGTTTCCAAAGCGATTAAAAATACTTCGACATTGGCAGATAGATGTCATGTAGAAATTGATTTCAAGTCCAAGCACTATCCTCATTTCCCTGTGCCGGAGGGCATGACTCATCTTGACCGAATGAAAGAAATCTGCCGGGAAGGATGGAAGAAGAAAATTATTCCCCATGTTCCTAAAGAGCAATGGCAGCTATACGGAGATCGGGTTAATGAGGAGTTTGATGTTCTTCAAAAATGCGACTATGTTGAATATATGCTGATTGTGCATGATATGCTTGATTGGTGTAGAAATCGTGCCAACCCCAAGATTATGACAGGTATTGGTCGGGGATCGGTTGGTGGTAGCTTGGTAGCTTACCTGATGGACATTACCAAGATTGACCCTATTAAGACGGACTTGCTGTTTTCTCGCTTTACACACACGGAACGCATTAGTCCACCCGACATAGACTCGGACATTGAAAAGGCTAGGCGAGAAGATGTTATTGAGTATGTCCGGCAGAAGTACAATGGCGATGTATACCATGTTCGCACCTTCTCCTATATGGGCGCAAGGGGTGCGCTTAAACGAGCAGGTCAAGCACTTGGCTTACCTCACGATCAGATTAATAAGCTGTCAAAGACAGTTAATCCAATCTCAGACAAATACAAGGATCAGGTTGATGCCTTGGAGGAGATCAGAGATAAGGCAAACGGCGATCTTATCGATCTTGCCAAAGAACTCGTCCATGTTATTCAAGGCTATTCAACCCATGCGTCAGCAATTATCTTATTCCCGGCTGATCCTACTAATTGGGTAGCAATCGAAAGAAACCCCGGCGACTCCTATGTTGTTAGCTATAAGTATGGCGATGTGGAGGCGCAAGGCCTACTGAAAATTGACGCTCTTGGCCTCAAGACCCTAGATGTCATCCATAGCACCTTAAATCTTATTGGAAATAAGGCCAATGGGTTTGATATTGAGCATTTGCCAGACAATGATAAGCTCACATTTGATATGCTGCATGAAGGTAAGACAGCAGGATGCTTCCAGATTGAAGGCCAAGGCATGACTAATCTCGTTAAGAATATCAAGCCAAGCCAATACTTTGATATGATCCCTCTTGTTGCCCTGTATCGTCCTGGCTGCTTACAGGCAGGCATGGTTGAGGTTTTCACCAAGCGCAGAAACGGTGAAGAAGAGGTAGAGTATCTTGATCCTAAAATGAAAGCAGCCCTCGAAGACACTTACGGTGTCATCCTTTACCAAGAGCAAATCCAAAAGCTTGCAAATATTATGGCAGGGTACAGTATGGGCGAGGCAGACTTGCTGCGTAGGGCTGTTGGCAAGAAAAAGCCAGAAGAAATGGCAGTAATCATCCCTGAGTTCGTCAAGCGTGGGGTTGAGTGCGGTAACAGCGAGGAAACCATGAAGAAGTTAGCAGAGCTAATCGAGTACTTTGCAGGGTATGGTTTCAATAAGTCGCATAGCGCATCTTATGGCTATATTAGCTACCAAACGGCTTACCTTAAGGCGCACTACCCAGTTGAGTTTATGACATCGCTTTTGAATGTCTATATGGACTCTCCTCAAGAGGATATCGTGCCGTACATCAACGAAATTAAGGCTATGGGTATTAAGATACTGCCACCATGCGTAAATCGCTCAGAAGGCAACTGGACAATTGAGAAGCAGTCGGATGGCACTAAGGCAGTGCGTATTGGCTTGGCGTATTTAAAAGGCGTTGGAAAGGTGGAGTATCCTAGACCAGTATCGAGCATCGGCGACTTGAGGGAGGCTAAAGTCAATAAGGGCAAGATTGAGGCCATGATTAAGGCCGGGGCATTGGATTGCATTGGTAATCGTGCTGACCTGTTGGTAGAGTTATGGGAAGTCGAAGAAACTCTAAAAAGCATTGATGAAAAAATTGCTCATGCAAAGAATCGAATCGATGAGCTGTGCAGCGATATTGAGAAAACCAAACCGACAACAAAAAAATATACTCAACTTCAGCAGCAGCTTGCGAACAGAGAGAAGGATGTTGAGAAACTAAATAAGAAGAAAGTTGAAGTTTTCGGCCTCCAAAAAACCCTAAACTCGTATAGTGATCCGATTGGAGAAAGAGAAGTCTTAGGGTTTTCATTCACAGACATCTTAGATTGCTATGACTTATCATGCGCTAAAGAACCAAACATTGAGTCTAAAATTGAACATATCATTGGTGCAGAAGTAGTTAAGTTCAAGAAGCATATGCAGAAGAATGGCAAGCCTATGGCCTTTATAACTGCTCGAACAAGAAGTAAGACGGTTGATCTAGTAATGTTCAATAGCTCTTACAGAATCTTGGAGGAAGGCAGAGTGTATCTAATCTCGATTAGAGAAAACAAGGTCACAGATGCAATGGAGGCCAGAAGAGCAGGGTAAGGAGATTATTCTCTCCTTACCTTTTTTATTTAGAGATTAGAGAAAATAGATGAATTACCGCAAAATTTATCTACAATGCAAATATAGTATTGACATCGTGCATTTTATTGCTATAATTAGAATTAAGGTAGCTGAAATGTTACTGATTCCTATTCGGTACGCATAGGAGGATAGACTATCCAAGTGAGGAGTTGTGCAAGATGACAGTAGGGTTAGACACAATGGGGAAGAGAATCAAGAATCTGAGAGAGAAACTTCGCTTAACTCAGGAAGAAGTCGCAAACAAAATAGGACTCTCTCAAAGTGCCTATAATAGGTACGAAAAGGATCAGATTCATCGTTTCTCCGAAAAAACCTTAGAAAGATTGGCGATTGCTCTTGAAACAACCACAGACTACATTTTGGGGCAAGAAGCTAATCAGGGCAAACTCGATCATATTCCAGAGCAAATTCGAGAGTGGCTGTCTAATCCAGAGTGCGTTCCGTATGTTGCAAAGGCTTTTATGATGTATCAAGAGGATAAGTTGGGAGCATACTTGAAGAAATAAGATACTTATATATTGAGCATATTAGATTGAATAACTAGATACTCGTCACCAGATGGGTGACCCTGTGTTGGAATGACACTTGTATATTCTTAGCGTGGAATTCGTTAGGGGCGCAGGATGTCGGCAGATCGAAAGGTCTGCCTTTTCCTGTTATTGGGGGTATTTTACGCACAATAAAAAGGCCTCTTGCGAGGCCTTAAAACATTTTACCAATGGCACTTTTAATTTCTTCGTCCTGTTCGTTATTCTCGGATGGCGATGCGGTAGGTGCATAGTTCTTTAGTTTCTCGTCTAAGAGCCGATTTATGACCATTTCAATACTATCTGGCATCTGCATTGGGTTGCCACTCATTTCTCGTTTTAGGCGATCCTTAACCCATTCTGAGAAGTTGTCCAGGCCATCAATGAAGCTTAGAAGATCAGACTCCTTCTCTTCGTTAAAATATACCGCCTTAACC